GCGCCCACCCGTCGAAGCCGAAGATGCGATTTGCCTCCGCGATGACGTGCCAGCCCTCCACATAGCTATAGCCGCGCGGGTTTTTCTTGACGTTGCCGGACGTAAGGGGCTTGGCGAGAAGGGCGTTCTGGTCTGCGGTGAAGGTCATCGGCCTGCGGCCTTCGCTATCTGATCAAGCTTCAACGCCGCCAGCCGCAAGTCCCGCGCGGCCAATTTCAGATCAAGGACCGGTGTGCTGACCGGGCTGAGCTTGCGCAGCTCGGAGATCAGCCCGACCGAGCTTCCGATCTCGGCGGCATCCGAGCGGATACGGGCGATCTTGCATTCGATGACGCTCAGGCGCAGTGCGTCGGGGAGGCTATGTACGTTCATGGCGCCCACTGTCCCTCTGCGTTATTCAGGTCCCAGACCAGATCATCCTGCAATTGGTCGCGCGGCGGCTGACCCGCCAAGGCGCGCGAGGTCTGGTCGAGCGTGCGCAGCCGATCGGCGATGCGGGCGCGGGCCTCGGCATAGGTGTAGCCGTGCGCGTCGGCGATGATCGTGATGGCCAGATCGTCGAAATGGTCCATCATGCCGCTGCCGTTGCGCGTGGTGGCGCCGTCGAGCGGGCTGATGGATTGGGCGGTCGCGGGCTGGCCCCCGTCGGGAGAGTCGAACTCCCTGTTCGGCACATAGGATCGCACCGAGCGGCCGGCGTGGCTCGATGTGGTGGACCCTAAGAGATCGCTCTGATCCGTCACGGGGATGGTGTCGGCCATGGTGCCCTCCGATTTGCGTCGGGAGGCACCATAGTTCACGCGCCGTGAATAAGTCAAGCGCTAAAATTCACGGCCTGTGAATAGCTGCTTCACGCGGCGTGAAATCTAGCGGTCATTTTCTCGCCAACGAGGGGCCTGGCGTCCGCTTCGCGAGCGCCATGGCGACCCAAACCTTCTCGGCTAATGAGCCGGGGTCCAACCCGGGCGACTCCTTGATGACCCGCGCGCCGGCCTCGATCATCGTCGCCGTGGCGTCCTCGTCATATCGGATCGTCATTGGCGCCCTCCTGCAGGCCGGCCGTCCCCCTTAAGCGGCAGTTCTCGGCATTCTGAGGCGCAATTCGTGCGGTAGCCTGGCGGGGTCGGCCCGGTATATCCAATCGAGGGTCAGCCCGTATTCGTCGCAGAGCCGATTGGCCACCGGCAGGGTGATCTTGCGCTCACCGCTTTCATATTGGGACCAGCGATTCGCCTTGCACCCGATCCGCCGGCACACTTCCGCGGCCTTGAGGCCGAGCGCCTCACGCGTCACTAATAGCCTATTTCCAATGGTTTTCGCGGTCTCGGCCATGGCCGTTTTGAACCGCGAAAATGGGGAACAATCCACTGCCAATCCGTGATGGGTTGACAAGTTCACGCGCCGTGAATATTCTCCCGGAATGCTCGATACCGTCGATGCCGTGATCACGGCCGTTGGAGGCCCTGCCGCTGCCGCTTCTTTGGCGGGCGTGGGCATGTCAGCCGTCAGTAATTGGAAGAAGCGCGGGTTCATCCCACCGGCGAAGTTCCTCGCCTTCTCGCAGGCGCTCGCCGGCTCCGAAGTCAATCCCGCCGTTTTCAGCCCCAACCGCGAGGCTGCCCGCGCATGACGAATCTGGATGACAACGCCCATCATACCCTCCCGGCCGCTGTCTCCCAGACCGGATCAGGGAATACCCGTAGTGCGTGTATTCTAGGGCGAAGTCAGAGTTATCCCCGCTATTTAGATCAGGTGAATACCCTATTGACGGTCGCGTTCGTGACCGATCAGCGGGGCGTGTTGCGTAGAGGGGGCGTGTCATGCATGGGAATTTACATCCCTCCCCGAGGGGGAGGTCAAATCGCCGTAGGCCCACATCTGGCCCCAAAAATATACCCATACCACCCATTGCGTTCGGCGACCTCGCCCGCTTCGCCTTCCCGGTCAAAACCATCGAGGCCCTTGGTGCCGTCACAGGCGCGGGCCGCACCACCATCAAAACTTGGCTCAATGGCTCGCATCAGCCGCCATTCTCCGTCCTGGCGATCGTCATGGGCGAGATCATGCGCCGGCTGGCGAGGCAGTAGGGGCTGACTATGAGCAACCTGAGCGATCTCGACGATATCTACGACACCACAAAGTCACCGGCCGGAAAGCCTTGCCACCCTCATCAAGCCCGAGTGCGCCGCCAATACGCAAAAATGGCTAACCGGCGCGCAGTTGAGGGTCGGAACTTCCAGGCCCGCAAGAGCAAGCGTCCGATCACCCTCGCCAAGCTCAATCTGCCGCCCGCCGAATAGTCGCGTCGTTTGTCGTTGCGTGCGTATTCCTTCGATTTGGGGCCATCCATGCCGCGCACCGCGCCGTTCACGCCGGGAGATTTCAGGGACCGCCCGTTCGGGCTGCCGGAGCCGATCAATAGTCTGGAAAGGCTTGGCAAACCCGCTGGCCCGATCGTGACGGTGGTGGATTTGCCATTTCCGCCGTCCACCAACCGGATATGGGGCCACGGCGGCGCGAACGGGGTGACGCTTTCCAAGGATTACCGGGCCTGGAAGGACGCGGCCGACAAATTCGTGCTCTACACCGGTTCCTGGCGGCGGGCGCGCAAGATCAGCGGACCGTTCACGTTCGAACTGGTGCTGGACGCGAACGAGCGGCGCCGCGGCGGCGACCTCGACAACCGGATCAAGGCCACGCTGGACTGGTGCCAGTCGCGCGAGCTCATCCGAAACGACAGCGATTGCGATGACGTGCACGCCTATTGGGGCGAGGCCCCGCACGGCTGCCGGGTGACACTGACCGAAATTGTTTCATGTGAAACGGAGGCCGCATGAGCCGGACAGACCACGCCTGGTCGGACGAGCGCACCGAGCGGCTGCGCGAGCTGTGGGCGCAGATACCGAAACTGTCGTGCTCCACCATCGGCGCGGCCCTGGGCGGCCTGTCCCGCAACGCCATAATCGGCAAGGTCAGCCGGCTCAAGCTGCCGCACAGGCCCAACCCCGCCAAATCCCACGCGCCCCGCAGCCGCAAGCGCGGCGGTGCGGCCGGCGGCTTCGTCGGGCAGTTCGCTGCCCTGCGCGCCCAGGCCAACCGGCGGCCCGCGCTGGCCGATTGCGGGGCCGTCACCGAGCTGCCGCCCGACCGGTCCGATTGCGCGGTCAGCCTGCTCGAGGCCGGGCCGGACCAGTGCCGGTATCCGCTGTGGCCGGCCGAGGAACGATCGGGGCTGTTCTGTGGGGCGGCTGTGCTCGAGCCGGGCTGCTCGTGGTGTGAGCGACACGCGCGGGTCGTCTATTCGCCGGGGCGATGGCCGGCGGTGCGCGCGGAAGCCGCGGAATGAGGCCGACTTTGCAGGAGATTGAGGCGGCAAAAACCCCTGCTGGAGGGTGGACTCGGGAGCAGTTGGCTCAGTGGGGCGTGCCGTGGCCGCCGCCCAAGGGATGGAAAAAGCGTCTGTTGCGTGAAGCGTCGATAGTCGGTCAAGCGGAGACCGATCCGCCGACTGTCACGAAATCTGAGCGCGAAGGATGGGATGTGATCAAAGCGCTCGTGGCTCTCGTCGAAAGGGGTGTGGCCACGATCACCAGGCGGTCTGCCTGAAAAAGTACCCCGGTTGCCTGTGCAGGCCGACGCCGATCCCTCGCTGCGGCGTTTGGATCGGTCGAAGCAGGCACCTCCGCTAAGCGCCGTCCTAACGTCCTTCGTCAGGAAGGTCCGCGGAAGACGGTTCAAAGGACGCTCATTCTCGGGGCGGCCTAGGTCTCGTCTTTCCGCGTCGCAACCGAGCCTTCGTCCATCGTCAGATTACGAGAAAGAATCGAAGACGATCATGAGCGAACAATTCCCGGTCTCGACTGATGAAGCTCGGTGCTGCTGGCAATGCGCCTGGAGCACGGCAAATCCGGAACTGCGCGAAACTGATTTTGCATGGATGTGGCAAGCCAAAGTGCGGCCCGGCTGGGCTCTGGCCTGCCTGCGATCGAAAGGGACCCTGGTGCGAACATTTAATGTTTGCGGGCAATTCGTCGATCGCGCGGATTTCCGCGGCTGGCCGCCGCTGCCGCCATCGCACAATTCGACCGATCGCAGATTGCGCGGCGAATCATGAAAATCGACTTTGGCAAGCTCGATCGGTTGGCGGCGGCGGGCGCGACCGCTCAAGTCATCATCGAATTCCTGCGGATGGCCGACGTCAAGAAGTCGAAAAAGCGGGCGCGCGACGCCAAGCGGATGAGCGACAAGAGGGCGACAAATGGCGACAAAGAGGCGACACCGGAGCGACAAGAGGCGACGTCGCCACCAAAACCACCCGACGTCGCCCGCGCTCGATTGTTCAACCTAGTCCCTCATCTGGTCGCCCTGGGCCTGCCGGACGCGAAGGCGCGAACGATGCTCGGCCAGTGGGCGAAAGTCACCCGCGACAACGCCGCCGCCATCGAGACCGCAGTCGAGGAAGCCGAGCACAAGCGCCCGGCCGACCCGATCGGCTACATCCGCGCCTGCCTGCAGGAAAGGAGCACCATAAATGGGCGAAATGACACCATGGACGCCTTCGACCGCATCATTGCCGGAACGGGCGGCGCGGAGCCGAGCGATCCTCCAATGCGCGACGTCACCCCACGAAGCGGCTAAGGCGGCCAAGCGGCTCATCGGCCAGTGGCCGCACTCGAAACCGCCGAATCCCGAGGTATACGCCGCTGCCATTACGGCCACGCTGGCGCATTATCCGCTGGGCTTGGTCGAAGAATGCTGCGATCCGTCCGGGCTCGCCAGCCAACGCGAATTTTCCCCGACCGTGGCGGCGATCGTCGAATGGTGTGACCGGCGGCTCTCGTTCCATCAGTCCGTCGCGGCCTGGAAACCGCGGCTCGAGCCACCGCCGGAACCGCCGGTGACCGAGGAAGAGCGCCAGCGAGTTCATGTGCTGCTCAAGCAGCTCGCCGCGTGGCTGCGCACGCCGTTCGATCTGCGCGGACCGGCGCCGTCGCGCGAGACCGCCATCGGCGAAGGTGCGGACGCATGAGCGCCACATTTAACAAACCACCGCGCAAGGCGCAGTCGTGCGGAAATTGCAACGCATTCGTGCCGCTGCCAAATCAACCCCCGAAAGGGTGGTGCAGGGCTCGTCCGCCCATGCCGGCTCAGGGTATCGGGCAGCAGAACGCGCTGAGCACGCAGATGGTGCCGATCGTGCAAGGCATCTGGCCACCGACCAGCAAAGGTGAGTGGTGCCGATCTTGGGAACCAATGGAGGATCAAGACGATGGCCGACAATCTTAATGCAGCGCAGATGCAGGCGATCGAGCAACGCGCCCGCGACAAGCTGGGCGAGGTCGTTGGTGCCATGCAATTGAGGAAATGGGCTGTGGATCAAGCACTTGGAATTTTTTCTTCAAGTGATGATTTCAAAAACCCAACCTATGTTGTGGATACGGCCAAGGATACGGCCCCGCGACGCGTTCCAACCTCAATCGACCCAATGAAGCTAGCGGCCGAGATTTACGATTTCGTCGCCAAGCCCGCGCTGGAGTTCAAGGTCGAGCCATGAACGATTTCTCGGACCTGACGCCGGAAATGCAGTGGAAGTGCCATCGGGCCGCGGAGCGGTATACGCGGTTCATGGTCGATTTGTTTAAGACCAGATATGCAGCCAAGGGTAGCAGCATCGAAATTGGCGATGAACGAAATAATGTTGCGCGGCCGTCGAACTAAGGCAGCAATGCCACAAGTATTATGGAACATTTTCTATCTGGCACGGAACTTAATTTGAGGCGCGACAATGACTTGCAACAACGTGATTGACAAGGTTGTGAACAACTGCGCGTAATCGCGCGGCCCCCACCCCGCCGGGAAACCCATGACCTCGCAGGCCCACACCGAAACCATCCGCCGCCTACGCGAGATCAAGTACGCGCGGATCAGGATCACCGACCTCGCCCGCTCGGCGGGGCTGTCCACGCAGGCCGTCTACAATGCCATCAACGGCCACGCAGGAGACCGTGCATTGCGTGCGCTCGGCCAAGCGCTTGATGAGTTGCCTATGACGACGACGGGTCAGAGCCGTCGTGCGGCCTCCTGAGCCCCGGCGCGGGGCCTCCTGGCGGCATCGCGGCGACATTCTAGCGCAGAATATCACGGATCAATGATTTCAGTAGCTTAGCTGAGTATGGATCGGACAGCCAGATCGACATGACGCACACCGGGTAAATGATCTCAACGAGTTACGCCGATTGTCCGGTGTCGGCCCAGATGCGAGCCAGGCGCGCGCCGGCCCCCGCAAAGTCGATGGGTCCCGAGTGTGAAGATCGAGGCGCCTCCAACATGGTCTGCCCCAAAAGATTTTTTGGCAAGGTGTTGACGAAGCATATTTCCGAAGCGCTATTTGCGCCGGTGCGGCCAAAACGGCGGCGCGGGCCGCAATAGGAGAATCGTGATGCTGCCGCTCTTAATTCAGGTCATCGTCGCGCTGCTGATCGCCGGCTTCGTGTTCTGGGCGGTTCGCTTGGTGCTGGGGCTGATCCCGATGGAGCCAATTTTTTCACAGGCCATCAACGTGATCCTGATCATCGTCGTGGTGGCGATCATCATATTTTACGTGGTGATTCCGCTGCTCAACATGCTGGCCGGCGTGCACATAGGGATTTCCGGCGGGGGCCTGCGATGACCCGCAAAACCATCGTCCTCACGTCGGACACGCGCTTCGTCGTCGCGATATTGGTGGTGATCGCCGTGGTGGCGCTGGCGGCATGGGCGATCGCGCCGGGCTGAATGGCCGATACTTTCGTCCCGATCGCGTCGACCCCGGAACCGCCGCGCACCGAGCCCGAGCGGTTTGAGCTCACCTTCACCAAGGTTGCGCCGTTCCCGCGGGCGCGGTTTCTGGCCTTCATTTCGAAATGCAAGGTGCAGTCGAAGGATTACGGGCTGGTGCCGTTCCGACTGCTCGGCTCGCAGCTCTATATCCTGGACGAGATATGCGACGGGCTGGCCGCCGGCATAACGACCTTCGTCATCCTCAAGGCCCGGCAGCTCGGCTCATCGACCTTTTTCCTGCTGCTCGACACGTTCTGGGCGATGGAGCACAAGGGCCTATTGGGCGTGTTCCTGACCCACAAGGAGGAAAGCCGCGATGATTTCCGGGCTGCGATCGAGGTCTTCTTCGCCGAGACGCCTAAGGGTTTTCTGGTCAAGTACGTTCGCCATAATCGTAACCTGCTTATCCTCAAAAACGGCAGCAAATTTCGCTATCTTATCGCCGGCACGAGCGAGAACCGCAAGGGCGGGCTCGGTCGTTCCGGTTCTGCTAATTTCGTTCATTCCACCGAGACTGCGTTTTACGGCAACGGTGATGACCTGAGCGAATTCCGCTCGCAAACCTCGTCCCTCTATCCGCACCGGCTGCAAATCTACGAGACCACGGCGAACGGCTTTAATTGGTTCTGGGACATGTGGGAGATGTCCCGCAAGGACCCGACCAAACGGGTGATTTTCGTCGGCTGGTGGCGGGACGAGCGCAACCAGTTGCCGCTCGACCACCCATTTTTTGGCAAATACATGCCGGACGGCCTGGCGAGCGCGCTGCTGCCGCTCGAGCGCAAGCGCATCCGCGAGGTCCGGGAGGCCTACGGCTTCGAGATATCGCTCCAGCAGGTGGCTTGGTATCGCTGGCACCTAGAATCCGAGAAGGACGGCGACCAAGCCCTGATGGATCAGGAATACCCCTGGACCGAGGACGACGCCTTCCAGGCCACCGGCTCTAAATTCTTCACCGTCGAGGCACTGACCGCGTGCACGCGCGAGGCCAAGAAGCACCCGTTCAAGGCCTACCGCTACAAGCTGACACACAAATTCGAGGAAACCACGCTACAGAGCCTCAAGGACCCGCGCGCCTCGCTGCGGGTCTGGGAAGAGGCCAGCAAATTCGGTTATTACGCGCTCGGCGGCGACCCCGCCTATGGCTCCAGCGACCAGGCCGACCGGAGCTGCGCGTCGGTCTGGCGCTGCTATTCGGACGCCTTCGTCCAGGTCGCCGAATTTTGCTCGGCCGAGCCGTCGACCTATCAATTTGCCTGGGTGCTGGCCCACCTCTGCGGTTATTACGGGCTCACCTATTGCATGCCGGTGCTGGAGATGACGGGACCGGGCCAAGCCGTGTTCGACGAGCTGCAAAAGGTGCAAAAGCTGACCGCGGAAATGAAGCCCGGCAACGACGACTACAATATCCGGGCTATTCTCGCCAACATGCGGCACTATTTCTACAAGCGGATCGATTCGCTGAGCGGCGGGCTGGTCTATCAGTGGAAAACCACGCACGAATTGAAGATACGCATGATGAACCAGTACAAGAACGGGGTGGAGCTCGGCCGCATCGTCCCGCGCTCGGTCCCGCTGCTCGAGGAAATGCGCCGGATCGTCAACGATGAGGGTCACATCGGGGCCGAGGGCCGCGCCAAGGACGATCGGGTCATGGGCGCGGCGCTGGCCTATCAGGGCTGGAACATGTGGGTGCAGCCCCGGTTGAAGGCGATGAACCTGACGCTTGCCCGCTCGGCCGAGATCGATGAGCGCGGCGGGACCCAGCCGGTGGACCGGCTGATCGGGAACTACCTCAAGCGGATGAATATCTCGGTTCCTTGACGCCGGCGCGGCGCGGCCCTAATTTGCCCGCATGATAGTCCGAACATTTCAATGCCTTAACCGGCGTTGTGAAAGTGAATTCGAAGCCTGGGACGACCTCAACCCGGCGTGCACGAATTGCGGCGGCGTGCGGGTCCAGTGGTTGCCCCGCGGCGGCCACCTGATGGGTGTGGCGCCCGGCGCCGACGCCGAATTCCGCAAGCTGTCCGACTGTTTCGGGCTGTCCGATCTGCGCTCCGCGGTGCGCGGCGAGGCGGCCAAGAAGATCGCCGCTCAGCCCGTGGTCGACCAGCGCTCGGCCCCGCCGATCCAGTTTGCGCCCGGCTTTGCCGCCGTGCCGCACCCGTCCGGCGCGGTGTGCGTGCCGTCGACCCAGAACGTGACGTTCAAGGCCAAGGCGCCGATCGGCGCCGGGCTCGCCCATTCCCGCAGCGTGCCCGGCGTGCACGCCGGGACCGTGATCGAGGCCACGCACCGACCGAGAGGTGGCGTATGAGCGAGAAACGTACCGGGCCGCACGTCATCCAAGGCAAGTTGTTTTTCAAAATGCCTGATGGATCGAGTATCAGTTGTGAATGCATTGGTGAGCCCTATGCATCTCAAATAGTAGAGATGTGGGAAGATCAATTCAATGATGGCTATAGCTGCGGAGGATATCACGCCGCTCCGGCAGGCTACCAATGATCATCCCCGAAACCGAGCCGGACAAATCCGATTACATCAAGTTCATCGTCGACACATGCCTGGAGTCCAAGAAGGACCGCAAGGACATGTACAATCGGCGCCGCGCGTTCTTCCTGTACGGCACCGCCGACGACCAGGCAAACGTCATCTACAACCGGATCGAATCGCATCTCGATCTGGTCGCGTCGTTTCTCTACTCGCCCGATCATGCGCAATTCTCCTTGTCGGCGCCGCTCAATTCCGAGGATGCCATGGTCAAGCAGTTCATGGCGGCGGAAGATGCGTTCAACCGCGACTTCCGCGATGCCGGCATGTTCGACTATTTCGGCGAGGCGATCATCCGCGCGCTCGAATACGATTCGATGCTGCTCAAGGTCGGCTGGCATGACGTGCGCGACGAGGCGACGTGCACGCTGGTCCAGCCCTGGAAATTCGGCGTGTTCGCGGAGGAAAACCCCGACCTCGATGCGCAACAGGCCTTTGTCCACAGCTATCACATCGATTACGACAACGCCTGCCAACGGCTGATCCGCGCCGGCCTCGCCGAGAGGATCAAGGACCTGACCGTCGTCAACACGCCGTTCGAATCGCCGTTCCCCGAGCTGATCACCCGCATGATCATCGCATCGACCGGCGGCGAGAACATCAGCGGCACCAACTCGGGCGCGATCAATCCGACGTTCCTGGGCCGCCCGACCTACCACGCCAAGGTCGACCGCCCGCTGGTCGCGCTGCACGAATGCTACGTGTGGGACGATGAATGCGAGGACTACCGGGTCTTCATCGCGCTCGATCCCGGCGACATCATCCTGTCGGATTCCAAGACCGTCATCGCGGCGCTCTCGAAAAACAACAAGCTGATCCCCGAGAAGATCGACGAGCAGCAGAAGCAGTTCTACAACACCAAATGCAATCCGTTTTTCCCCAAGGAGCACCCCTTCGTCCAGGTGCGACCTTATGACGCAGACGAGTACTTTTTCGGCAAGGCGCACATCGAATCGCTGATCCCGCTGCAAATCTGGTCGAACGAACGGCTGGAGCAGATTCACGACATTCTCGACCGGCAGGCCTACCCGCCGCGCGTCGGCTCGGGCTTCCTCGGGCTGACCGAGGAAAAGATGGACGCTTTCGGCGGCGCCGATTCGTGGGTCATGGACCAACTCCCGCAAGCCAGCATCAAGGAGCTTTATCCCGAGATGCCCGACGACATCTTCGCCGATTACATGCAGATCGGCGCGCTGTTCATCGAGGCGTCGGGCTTGACCGAGGTGCTCCAAGGCAAGGGCGCGTCGGGCGTGCGCTCGAAAGAGCACGCCAAGCAGCTTTCGTCCACCGGCTCGGGCCGGATCAAGAAAACCGCTGTGAAGCTCGAGGCGCCCCTGGTCAAGATGGGCGACCTGAACCTCAAGCTGCAGATGCGCAACAACGACGATGAAATCCAGCCCGACCCGAAAGAGGACGGCAGCCGGGGCGACCCGTTCTATTACCACAACCTGGTGAGCGACTTCACGCTGCGGGTCGCCGGCCATTCACACTCCCCGCTGTTCGCCGACGACACCAAGGAGATGGCTGGCGGCCTGTTCAAGGCCCAGGCGATCGACCAGGAGGGCCTGCTGCGGCTCATCAATCCGCCGAACCGGGACAATCTCATCCATGCGCTGCGCCAGCGCCAGAAGCGGCAGGCCGCGATGCGCGCCGCCATGCCGCCCGAGCAAAAGCCCCACGCCAAGCCCCGCGCGGTCGGGTAGTTGCAATTTCCACCGGTTTGGTTCATATTTGACTTGCAAGTCCAGTTCTAACCACATGTGGAGAAACGAAAATGAAGCGCAGACACAAGCGAAGAGGGCGTCGGAGCCGCAGGAAGTAACCGGCTTCGCTCGCCAAACCTGTTTTCGTCCGTCGCGTCGAAACCCCGCCCAGGCCTCCCTCCCCCTGCCCCCGGCGGGGTTTTTCTTTGCCTTGAGTTAATGTCCCGATTTAAGGATTTGTCCCAAAAAGTTGACACAGCACCGAAAATGGGACTACCAATGCGGGCATGCCGATGCCCGAACCCCCTCCGCAAGGCGGCCCTCCCGGTGGAGCGGCCCCAATCGTGCCGAAATCGCCGATCGGCGGGCCGGGCGGGCCGGGCGGCTCCCCGATGCTCTCGCCCGGCGGCGGCGCCGGCAACAAGGCGGCGGCCACCCAACAGGTGAAGGCCGTCATCCCGGCGCTGCTTCATTCGTCGATGGCGTTCGAGGCCGGCTCGAAAGAGCAGCAGGCCCTGATTCGCGCGATCAGCGCGCTCAACCCGATTTTCGGCAAGGCCGACGGCCAGAACATGGTTCCGGCCGGCCTCGCCACCATGGCGCAAGCCGGGAAGGCCGGGCCGCTCAGCGCCGCCCCGCCCCCCGGCATCGCGCCCGACGCCAAGCCCCCGGCCGGCATGGAACCGCCGGCCCCGCCGATGTGAACGGAGACCAGCAATGACCGATTATCTGCGGCCCAAGGTGAAGGTTGGCCAGCTCGGCAAGCGCAACATGGAAAACGGCATGTTCCGCAACCCGCCGACCTATACGCATCTCGGCGGCTTCACGTCCGAGGGCAAGCTGACCGACGCGAGCGGCAAGCGCTACTCGACCGGCGGCATGTCGCTGGAGCGCGGCGGCCCGACCGCCCATAAGGGCAAGCCGATCTGATGCCCGATGCCCCCACCAGGACCAAGCGCGGCCTCGATCCCGCCACCGCGGCCGAGCTCGGCGACCTGTTGCACGAGCTGTCGGCCAACAAGGACACCCGCAAGCTGATCGCCAAGGCGATCAAGAAGGTGAAGCCCGACTCGCCGCACGCGGCGGCGTTTGGTGATGTCGATGTCGAGGAAAAATTCGAGACGCTCGAAGCCGAGCGCGAGGCCAAGGAGCTCGAGCGCCAGCAGCAAGAGGTCGTTCGGCGCATGAATTCGCAGCGCGCCCGGCTCCTGTCCGGCGAGGGCGGCCGGAAATACGACGAGGATACCGTCAAGAAAATCGAAGACCTGATGCAGAAAAAGGGCGTCACGGACTATGACGACGGCGCCACGCTCTACGCCGCCACGCTCCCGCCCGAGGACCCCAAGCCCGGCAAGCACGAGCAGCCGGCCGGCACGACCTGGGAATTTCCCGATTGGGCGAAGTTCGGCAAAGACCCGAACAAGGCGGCGCGCGACACGGCGCACACCGTCATCGGCGAATTCATGAGAAAGCGCGCTTGAGCCGCTGAAAGGATTGAGACATGCCGGTCTTCGGTTCAGGAATCGTCCCCGCCGCGGGACAAGTCGCAACCGAGCTATCCGCCGTGGTGCGCCGCGCCTATATGCCGCGCGTCTACGTGCAGCTCTGGAAGTCGGCCCCGATGATGGCCGCGCTGCTCGCCGCCGCGCAAGTCGCGTCCGGCGGCCTGTCGCCGATCACCGCGCCGCTGCAGGGCGCCCCGATGGTGTCGGGCCAGTGGGTCGATTATTCAGGCTCGTTCCAGCAACCCGGCGTGCAGCCCGGCATCCAGAACGCCGAATTCAATCTCAAGGCCTTCGTCTCGACCATCCCCATGCTCGGTATGGAAGGGCTGGTTCAGCTCGATTATTCGGTCGTGCCGCTGATCGAAGCGCGCATGAACGATTCGACCAACGTCACCATCGATACGTTCGCGACCTCGCTCTACAACAACGTGGCCAATGCGCAGCAATTGATCGGGCTGCCAGCCGCGATCGATGACGGCTCCTTCGCGGCCGCATATGGCGGCGTCACGCGCGCCACGAACACATTCTGGAAATCGACCTACGTCCACGGCAACGGCAACGTCACGCCGACCCGCAACCTGATGCTGCAATACATCTCGCAGGTGAGCAAGACCACCGGCGAGATGCCATCGATCGGCATCATGGGTTTCGGCACCTGGACGCTGCTGGCCCAGGACTTCACGTCGCAGGAGCGCTACGTCGTCACGCCCGGCGATGCGTTCGGAGCCGACAAGAAGGCGGAAGCACTGTTCCGCGCGCTCGACGTGGCCGGCGTGCCGTTCTACGCCGATCCGTACTGCCCGGAAGGCGTGCTCTATCTCATCAACACGAACTACCTGTCGCTGTTCCTGCACGAGCGGGCGGCGTTCTCGTTCACGGGTTTCGAATCGACGCTGCCGAACAACCAGCTCGGTTACATCGGCGCGATCCTGTCCCTGCTCGAGCTGGTCGACGTGAAGTGCAAGGCGCACGGCAAGTTCGACGGGCTCGCGTTCCTGAACATCTGAGGACTGCAAATGTCTCGAATCGGCGGCGCATTTCCGTTCCCCACCGCGCAAGTCGGCGAAGGCGGGCAGGTTGTCACCTTGGCGTCGGGCGGAATCTTCTATCTGCCGCCGGGTGAGTGGGTGGTCGAAACCGGCGCGGTGTCCTGCCTGCAATTCTTCGATCCGATCAACCAGCTTTGGCGCAACGTGACGGCGCCGACCTGTGACTCTCAGTACATCAGCACGGATGGCTACAATTATCGTGTCATCAACATGTCCGGCATCGTGGCCGGGGCCTCGATCACCAACGCGGGATCGGGCGGAACGAACGGCATCGGCTCGGTCGCGACCGGCGCCACCGTGGTATTCACCGGCCCCGCCGCTGGCGTTACCGCGACAGGTTATGCCGTCGTCGGCGGTTCCGTCGCGGCCCCAACCATCACGCAGGCCGGTTCCGGTTTCCTGGTGCCGCCGCTCATCGTCATCGACCCGCCGCCGCCCGGCGGCATCCAAGCCACCGCCACCGCCACGATCAGTTCGACCGGCACGATCACCGCCATCAACATGATCAACGTTGGTGGCGGCTATGCGGCCACGCCGAATTTCTGGATCATTCCGCAGTTCGGCACTTATGCGGGCGGTGCTTCCGGCTCGTTTGCAGCCGGTGCCATCCCGGCCCCCGGCATTGTGTTCCCTGCCAACGCGGCGCCCGGCAATCAGAACACGTCTCCGACCGGGGCGCAGCTCACTCCCGTCGCGCTCACCGGGTCCGGCACGCTCACCGGCATCGTGCTCGTCAACTACGGCACCGGCTACACCGGCACGACCATTCCGACAGTCACGATCACCGGCGGCGGGCTCGCGGGCGGTGTCGCCGCCACCGCGATGATGTCCTTCTCGATGACCTCGGTCACGCTCGCTTCCGGCGGCGCCGGCTTTGGCGCCGGCAATCCGCCGACCTGGGAATCCTCGCTCGGCGTCGTGGCACTGGCCAGCAACAACGCGGTCTATCAACCGCGTGCCGCGCGTGGCGTGACCACGGTCGGTGCGGGCGCGGTCGCAACTTTCGTGATCGAAGACCCCGGTTTCGGCCTGCAAAAAGTGCCGTTCATCTCGGTCCAGAACACGTCGGCGATTGCCTCCGGCGTGGCGACCGGGACGGCGGTGGTCGGCGGCATCAATGATTTCTGCATCTTCCAACCGAGGGTCCAGTGATGACCACAGACAAGCGATACGCCGCGGTCCTGGAGGCGATCCGTCTCGCCGAAATCGAGGCCTCGGAAGCTGGGTGGAGCGGGGTGGAGCTTCGCGCTCACGCTTTCATCGCGGCCTTTGATGCCGTCAGCGGCAAGTCGGCCGAACAGCCGGAAGCGTCTGATGAACAATCGGAAGGTCAGGAGCGCGACCAATGACAAGCTATGTCGGCGGCAGCACCACAGTTGCCGGATTCGCAAACGACACGCTTTCGGCGGTCGAGCTGCGCGTGATCTCGAACTTGCTGCAGCAGCAGGCTCCGGGGTCGCAGCAAGACGAGCTGTCGCGCCTTCGCAACGATCAGGCTTTCGAGCTTGGCCTCGTCCCGCCGGTCATCCCCGGCAACTGATTGCGGCGCGTCTCGGCCGCATAACAACGGAGAAGTTCTATGCCTGTCATGTATGGTCAAGTCGCCGCCGGTCTGTCCGCGACCTCGCAGAGCGGAACCGTGCAAGTTCCTCAAGGCAAGCAGGGCGAAATCCTCGACGCCAAGCTGCACGGCGATTTCTACTCGGCTGCCTATTACGGCAACCTGTTTCAGGCGACCACTCTTGTCGCCGGCACGGTCATTCCGGTCCAGGCCACCAACCTGGTTTCGACCTTTACGATCTGGAATCCGCTCGGCTCCGGCGTCAACGTCGAGATGGTCCGCTATTCGTTTGCGCAGACCACGACCGTGCAGGTTGTCGGCCCGATCGCGCTGTGGATTCAGACGGCGGTGGGCGGCGCCAACGTTGTCCCTGCCTCACTGACCGCTCTCTCCGTCCGCCCCGCGCTGTGGTCCAGCACTTCGATCAACCCGATCGCCAGCAACAAGGCCGGCGTGTATTCCGCCGCGACCCTGGTCAACACCATGGCCACGAACATGTGGCAGGGGCCGGTCCTGTGGGGCGCGGGCGCCGTCACCGACAGCTCGACCGCGCCGAGAAACTACGACTTCAACGGGACCACACTGCTCGGACCCGGAACTTTGGCCACGGTCGCGGCATTTGCCGCCCAGACGGCGGCGACCTCACAGACCTTCATTTGGTCGGAATGGCCGGTGTAACGTGACCAGCGCCGCGAACCCGGTTGGTTGGGGAACTACGGTCGGAACCGTCTCGGGATTGGTTCTGCCCGCAAACTCGACGCGAACCGGGTTGATCTTCTACAACTCATCGGTCGGCGTTGCGGTCGCGATCTGCCCGGCCGTGGTCAATGTCGGATCGTTCGGTGTCTATCCGGGCTTCCAGCTCGGCGTTGCGGTCATCAACGGCGCCGGATCGATCACGATGCAGCCGGGCGACAAGTTCATCGTTGACAACCTCGCCTGCACTTCCGCTTGGAACGGCATCGCGTCCGGTGCAGGCGGCACTCTCACAATCCTGGACTTCATCTGATGAACCCGATCGATACCGAAGCCAGGCTCAACTACGTTCGACTTCACCGATCGACACGACGGCGTGCCGGTTCGCGTCCCGCCGGGCAAGTCGGAGAATCTGCCCGTCGACATGGCCGAGCACTTCTTCGGTTGCGTGTCGTCGAATTTCGATCCGGCCGTGATGCTGCGGCACATTGCCAAGCGGCAGGGCTGGAACACGCCCGATTTCGTCAAGGTCGATCCCAAGACCGGCAAGAACAAGGCGCAGGAGTATTTCGAGCTGCTGGCGATCCGGCCCGTCATGTATAAGCTGGTCGAGGTCGAGGACGCCAACCCGCGCACGCCGGTCCCGGCAGACCCCGAGGTCCCGGCCGAGCGCCGCGGGCCGGGCCGGCCGCTCAAACGCCCGCAAGAGGCCTCGGCGTGATGAATGCTGCTGTCCGACTATACGACGCAGGTTCAATTTCTGATCCACGATCAGACGAACGCTGACTTCACACAAGCCGAGCTGACGAACGCGATCAACAACGCCCGCACCGCGGTCGCGCTCGATTTTCATTGCGTGCGCGCGGTTTATCTCAATGCGATCGGGGCGCCCGTCTCTCTGATAGCAAATCAAGAGGTCTACTCTCTCATCGCCCCCGGCGGCGTCAACGGGCAGGTGGTCGGCGCCAACGTCAGCGCGGGCGGCGCCAATTATACGAGTGCGACCGTCGTGACGTTTGCGGCCGGGCCGGGCGGGAGCACGCTCGCCCTTGGCGCCCCGGTCATTACGGGCGGCGCCGTCACCGGCGTCAACATGACGCGATGGGGCCAGGGCTATACCCCCGGCAGCGCGCCTGCCGTCACGATCACGGATTCCGGGGGCGGCAGCGGGGCAACCGCCAGCGCCGTGCTGTTCAACAATGCTTTCAACGTGATCTCCATTACAAATGTCTGGAACAATCAGCGCTACATGCTCAGGTTCCGGGCCTTCACATTGTTTCAGGCCTACATGCGCCCGCAATCGACCTACACGGGGCGCCCGATGATCTGGACCGTTCACGAGCAGACCGGATATGTGCTCATCCAGCCGACACCGGATCAGGCCTACGTCTCCGAATGGGACGTTCTCTGCCTGCCCATGCCGCTGGCGAACTTGACCGACAATGATGTCCAGGTCGTGCCGCCATGGAACGATGCCGTCCAGTATTACGCGGCGATGCTCTGCCTGATGAAGCTGCAGAATTTCGAGCAGGCCGATTTTTACCGCAAGATTTATTCCGACCGCGTGCCGCGCATCATCGTCGGGGCTGGCGGCGTGCGCATCCCGAACCCGTACCACCGGACCTATCAGCGCCGCGTATCGAGGTGAGCCATGGCCGCACCTCCCGGCGCACGTCAACGCTCATCCGGCAAGTTCATCGTCTTCGAGAATTTCGAGAAGGTGAACACGCAGGATTTGCGGCAGGGCCTGGCCGAAAAGCAGCTCGCACTTGCCGAGAATCTTCAACCGCTCGCCGGCAATAACTGGACGACGGTCCCGGCGCCGCTCTCGCCCGCGCTCGGAACGATCCTCGAAACCGCGCAATCGATGTTCTATGCCGATATTGCCGGCACCGATTACTTGATCGTGTTCACCACGGCAGGGGCCGCGTTCGCGGTCAATGCGGCCACCGGGTTTTTCAACCAATTCGCCAACGATGGAACTTTCGGCTCGGCGCCCGACATGACGGTGTGGACGGCGAGCCGCGTTCTCATCAACGATTCGGTCGCCGGCTACTGCACCTTCGACGGCACGGTTTTCACCAAGCAGGGCGGCGTCTCTCCGGTGATTGCCGTCACCAGCGGCGGCGCCGGATATGCCTCGGCGCCCGCCGTCACCATTTCCGGCGGCTCCGGTACGGGCGCAACCGCTCATTCGGTCGTGGTGAATGGCTCCGTTGTTTCCGTTGTCCTGGACAACCAGGGGAATGGCTATCGCGCGGGCGACACCCTCACGGTGACGATTGCGGCGGGGTCCGCCGGGTCGGGGGCGACCGGACACGTCACCATGACGGGCTTCCCGGTGGCAAACGTGACCATCGCAAATCCCGGCCAGTTCATCTCGGCGCTGGCTGGAACTTATGCACTGAATTTTTCCGGTGGCGGCGGGAGTGGCGCGGCCGGCACCGCCACCCTGATCGTCATCGGCGGGTTTGCCTATTGCGTCAGTGTTTCCTTGACCTCGGGCGGGAGCGGATACACGACCACTCCGACGTGCACCATTACGCCGCCGGGGGCGCCGAACGCCGCGTTCAACGTGTTTCTCGGGACGCAGGCCGTCGCCACGATCGTCCTCGACACCGCCGGGTCGGGCTATGGTGCCCCCCCGGCCGTGACCATCACGGGCGGCGGCGGGTCCGGGGCCACGGCGCACTCGACGATATCCGGCGGCGCGGTCAATGCGCTCATCCTCGACACCGCGGGGTCGGGGTTCACGTCGACCCCGAGCGTCGTCATAGCCGGCGGCGCCAGCACCGCGACCGCGACGGCGCACATCTGGCCCTTCGTGCCCAAGGGCACCACCATCGCCGTCTTCGCCGGGCGGGTGTGGCTCGCGGGTGGGCAATTGCTGCAATACACCGGCACGCAGGGGTTCGACGACTTCGCCGCCGGCAACGCCTCCGGGTCGCTCACCATCTCGGATGCGGACTTGGTGCACGCCATCACAGCGTTGCGCAATTACAACAACTATCTCTACATCTTCGGCGACCAGTCGGTAAAGCAGATCGGCAATATCTCACTGAACGGGGCCGGCAACGTCACGCTGTTCACGATCCTTACTCTGTCGTCCGACCAAGGCACGATCTATCCGCGCTCGTGCTTCTCCTACAATCGAGTGTCTGGATTCGTGAACAACAATGGGGTCTATGCCATCCTGGGATCGAGCGTGCAGAAGATTTCCGGCGACATGGACGGCATCTTCAAGCTGATCGATTTCACTCAGCAGCCGCAGGCCGCGATCATCGACATCAACAACATTCACAATGTCGGGTTCCTGGTCCGGTACAAGGACCCGCTCGAAACCACGCGCTCGCTCATCCTCGTGTTCGACGGCAAGCGCTGGTATCCGACCAGCCAAGGCGATTCGCTGGTCACGCTCGCCACCGCGCCGATCCTGGCGACCGGCACCACCAAGACGTTCGGCAGCTCGGGCACCGACATCACGCAGATATTCGCCGATCCGACCGTAGCGGTCGAATTCCTGGCGCAGACCTCGCTCACCCATCACGGCAACGCGGTGCAGCGCAAGAAGATCGACCACGCCGGATGCGCGGTCACCGGCCCGGCCGGGGGCGGGAGCCTCACCATCGCGGTCGATACCGACAACGGCTCGCAGACCTACACGAAAACCATCGTGGCCGGTTTTCAGTTCATCGGGTTCACCGCCGATGGGTCCGGCGAGTACCTGGGAATGACGCTCAGCGGCACGCTGAAAAACTTCACCCTGTCCATGGCCGGCCTCGAATATCAGGAGATTTCGCGCCCGTTCTCGAAGTGAGCCAATGCCCAACTTTGCGCCTGATCAGGTGAGTTTCGACGACCTTCCCGGCTACGGCTTCTGGGACGTGGGCCATGCGCGCGAGCACATGCAATTCGTGGCCGTGCTCGCCTCGCTCACCCCACCCATCGTGATCGCGGATTATCCGCTCCTGCCGTTCCTGACCGGCGGGGCGGCCCGGAAAGCCGTGCTGCAGAGCCACATGGACGCCCACAAGCTGCTGCGGCAGGCGACCGGGGCGGCCGGGGTCGATTATTCCCAGATCGACCTCGACAGCCAAGATGACTTTTACTCGTTCTTGCAATACCATAGGGACGAACATTCACAGATCAGGTCAGCATTGGGGATAATCTGATGTTTGGCGATTACGGGTCTCAATTCAAGATCACCCCCCTCCCGGACGCGCTCGGCATGGGCGGGCAGCCCGGCGCCCCGCCGATCGCGGGCCAGCCCCCCGCTGGAGCTCCACCGCCACAAGCCCCGATGCCGGCCGGCCAGCCGCCAGCGCAGCCAGGCGGTGCGCCTGCGGCTCCTGCCCCACCTGTCGGGAGCCCGCTGGCGCCCGCCCCATCACAGGCCGCCCCTAGCCCGCTGGCAGGCCCCCTCGGGAGGGCGTTCTGATGAGCTTCATCGATTCCAGCTATGGCGACATCGGGTATGAGGGCTCGGGTTTCCCGCGGGCCGGCAGCGCCGACGCGAACAGTCTCAGCGGCGGTTCCTCGCCCCTCTCGATCTCGCCGCTCCAGGCCGGCGCGCTCGGCCTGGGTGTGGCGGGCGCGGGCTACATGCTCAGCCAGGGCGAGCAGAAGCTGCCTGCTCAATATGGGCAATTGACCGCCTCGGTTCCCAGGCTGCAAGCGGAGGCCGGCCTCCTGCAAGGGCAGGGGCAGGCGCTGGTCGGCCAGGGGTCGGCGCTCACCGGACAGGGCACCGAGGCGCTGCGCAAGGCGGCGGCCGGCGAACTCACCGACCCGCAGAAGGCGCAGCTCGGCCAATTTGAAACCGGGCTGACCAACCAGACCCGGCAGCAATTCTACAATATGGGCCGCAATCCCGATCAGGACACCGGATTCATCGGCCAGACCGCGGCGAACGACGCGCAAGTCAACGTCATGGCGCAGCAGCAGATCCAATCCACGATCGCGCTGGGCTTGGGCGAGCTGACCTCGGGCTCGAGTTTCGCCGGGACCGGGCTCAGTTTCGAGAGCGCTGGGCTCGGCTATGAAGGCGCGGCCAATTCGGCCCTTGTCCAGGCCGGGCAGGCGCAGCTCGCCCAAGACAAAGCCTACAGCGATTCCCTGACCTCGGTGTTCGGCACGATCGGCAAGCTGTTCGGCACCGTGGCCGGCGCGGCCGTAGGCGGGCCGGCTGGCGCGATGGTCGGGGGTACCTTGGGCGGTGCGGCCGGGAGTGCAATCGGATGACAGACGCCGGTTTCAGCCCCGACTCGCCCATGGTCAGCCAGCCACCGAACCCATCGGCGCAGCCGCTCGGCTATCTCGACCGCTACGCCGGCCAGATGGAGGGCATCGGGCAGGATCAGCAAAAGGCGTACGGCGACTATCAGTCCGCGCTCGCCAAGCCCATGTCGGCGCTGTCACGCGCCAATGCCGCGCCGATCCCGGCCCCGCCGCAGCAGGAAAAGCTCCCGGACGCGCCGCATGCCAATGCCAACAACAAGGACGCGCTGGCCTTCGCGTCCGCCATGGCGGTCCTCGGCGCCGTGGCGAGCCGCTTTGCCCGCGTGCCCGGCCAAGTCGCGCTCAGCGCGTTCGCGGGCGCCATGAAGGGCTGGCAGGAGGGCAACCGCGAGGCCTACGAGGCGAGCGCGCACGAGTGGGAGCAGAACACCAAAAAGACCATCGAGAATAACCGGATGGTGCTCGACAAGTACAAGGAGGTGCTGGCCAACCGTAAGATGAACATCGATCAGCAGATGTCGCAAATTCAATTGCTGGCCGCTCAGTATCAGGACCGCATGACCTACGACGCAGCGGCGGCCAAGAACTACACGATGGTTGCCCAGATTTACGAGAAGTCGCACGAGGCGACCGAGAAGGCGCAGCAGGCGTTCCAGTCATTGCAGGAGAAGCGCAACGCCGATCAACTCCGATACGGCGGCACCACTACCATGTCGCCCGAGACGCGCCGCCGCATTGCCGAGCAAGTCTTGGCCGGCGACTCCACGGCGCGGCAGAACATCGGCCGCGGTATCCAGGGCGCCGCCGATATCCGCGCCGTGAACGAGGCGATCACCCAGGTTGCGACCGAGCGCGGCATGTCGGGCGCCGATATCGCGCAAGCCCAAGCCGAATTCCAGGGGCTGAAAGCGGGCGAGCGCGCCTTGGCGCTCAAGCAGGCCAACATCGAAACGGCGGTGCGCGAGGCGGACAACATGATCCCGCTGGCGCTCGCCGCGTCGGACGCGAGCAAGCGCAGCGGCCTGGTGACGTGGAACAAGGCGACCCAGCGCTACGACGCCGAGACCGGCGACCCGAACTATGCACGCTTCGTCGCCGCGACGAATTCCCTGATCAACATCTATGGCCGCGCCATTTCGGGCGGCGGCAAGGGCACGGTTTCCGACCTCGAGCACGCCCGCGAAATCCTCAATCCGGCGATGCCGCCCGCGGCCTACAAGGCTGCGATCGAGCAGATGCAGGCCGAGATGCAGGCCGCGCTCAAATCGCCCGGCCAGGTGCGCCAGGACATGCGCGACCGCGGCGGCGGGGAGGGCGTGATCCCCAAGAATGACGTGCCCGCGTCGCCGACCGAGGACGGCTGGATCGTCAAGGAGAGGTAATGCCGAATTTCGAGATCACGGCGCCAGATGGCACGCAATACGATGTGACCGGCCCGGAGGGCTCTACCAAAGAACAGGCGCTTGAGCGCGTGAAGGCGCAACACACCACCCCGCCCACGGGCGACCGCTCGGCAGTCGGTGATTTCTTCAAGTCCATCCCCGGTGGAATTGCAGGCGGCCTGACCAGTGCGGCGAGCGCCATCGGACAGGCAGAGGCCGGTCAAATGGGCATGAAGGGCGTGCCTGGCGCCGCAGAGAGCAAGCAACTTTTGGAGCAAAACGTCACGGGCGAGCTGCCCAAGCCGGAAGGGCGGGCTGGCCGATTTGGTTCGGCCGTGGGCGAAGTGCTCGGCAACCCGGCGAGCTATATCGGCCCCGGCAGTCTCGCGCTCAAGGCGGGCGGCGGCGCGCTTTCTGCGCTCAGTTCGGAAGCGGCGGGCCAACTCACCGAGGGCTCGGCGGCCGAGCCATACGCTCGCTTTGCCGGCGGGCTCGCGGGCGGGACCGGTGCCGGCGTGGTCGCGGCAGAGCGTGGCGCCGCTCGCCTGGCAGCAGAGCTGCCAACCACCGAAAAGATCAAGGCCGCGGCACAGGCCGGCTATGAAGCCCTCAAAAAATCGGACGTGCGGATCAGCGAGGAAGGCACGCAAGGCCTCTTGGCTGAAATTCAGAGCACGCTTCAGGCCGATCAGTTTCGCGATTATCTGGCCCCGAACACATTCAGGGCAGTACAGGAGCTGAACGTCAAGGGCGGCGCCACCATTGGTGATCTTGACGGCGTGCGCCGGCTGCTCGGTCGGGTGCCGATCGCCAATGAAACCGATCGGCTGGCGGCTGATCGCGCGATTGACGCGATTGACAGCTATATCGCCAACGTTCCCGAGCATCACGTCATTTCCGGCGACCCCGCCTATGACGCCGCCATTCTCAAACACGCCCAAGCCAATTGGGCGGCCTACAAGCGGCTGCAGGCGATCGAAAAGTCGGAGACGGTGGCGCAGCACCGGGCCGGTGTGAGCGGATCGGGTGCCAACAGCATCAACACGGCTCGGCAGGAAATCCGCAAGATTCTGGACAGCGATAAAAAATCGCGCGGGCTGTCTCAAGACGCCAAAGACAAGATGGAAGAGATCGTCATGGGGACGTGGGCGACCAATGCCGCCCGCCGCGTCGGCAAATTTGCGCCATCGGGGCCAGTGTCAGCGACGGGATCGATCCTGTCCGGCATGGCCGCTGGGCCGGCGGTAGGCGCTGCGGTCGGCATCGGCGGTCTGCTGTCCAAGCACCTGGGAGAGTACCTCACCGATCGGCAAATCCGGCAGCTCGAGGAATTAATGAGGACGGAATCGCCCGTTGGCCGCTCGGTCGCGGCGGGGCAGGAGGGCGAGCGGGCTGCGTTGCGCATGACCGTCCCCGCCGCCGCCCTTCGATCCGCTCTCGCCCCCGGCGCGACCTCCGTTCTTGCGGGCGGGGGCCAATAGGCGTATGAGCAAACCAGCAAATACGAAGCCCGATGAGGACTTTATGACCGTTCTTGAAACCGGAGTCCGAACTGTTCTCAAGGATAAGGAAGCCAGCGCGGCCGACAAGCTGGCGGCCGTGAACGCAGGCGCCAAGCTGCTCATGATCCGGCACCGGATCGGGGAGCCGGAAGCCAATTTCTTCAACAAGTGAGGGGCATCGATGACCGAACCTCGATTGGTGTTTTCCGATCAGCAGCCCGGCCCCACGATCGAGGACTTGGGGCCTGAATTCGTCGACGTGGCGCGCAAGATTTCCGCGATCTGCGCAACGCGCGTCCTGCTCATGATTTCGGTCCTCACCGGGTCCGCCATCTGGCTCTTTTCGGTCTACGACCCGTCGCGCGACCGGCTCGAGGCCGCCATTGCGTTCTCGATTGTCTTCGTCGGGCCGCAGGTCGCGCTCTATTGGAGGCGCGGGTGAGCACCCAGCCCGGCAACCCCGACGATCTCTCTTATCCGGCTGTTGCACTCGGCGCCGCCGCCGGACAGAACTTCGCGCTCAACCCGTCCGCGCAAATCCTGGTTTCCGTGGTCATCGTCTATGTGGCGACAGCGACGGCCGGGAATCGCGTGCCGGTGCTTCGCATTCTGTCGTCTGAGGGCAACATCATTTGGTCGGTGGTGTTTGGTACGGCGGTCACCGCCAATCAGACATCGCGGCTGCTCGCCGGTGCGGGCGTGCAGCCCGTCGCCAACACCACGCCGTTGCAGCAGATCGTCCCGCTGCCCACGCAATTCACCATTGAGGCGAGCTGCACCATTCAGATTCTAGACGCCGCCAACATCGATGTTCTCGACACCGTTCAAGTCAACCTGCTGCTGACACTCTGATGGGCACCGGCTCGACCACCTATCCGTCACCGAACGGCCTGAGCACGCCGACCGTGAGTAATGCGAGTCTTGCGGTTGCCCAGCCGAACCTGCAGCGCTCCGGTCTGTACGTGTTCAATCCGAGCGCGACGGTCACGCTTTGGGTGTCGCCGACCGGCATGGCCGCGGTGGTCAACGGCGCCGGCTCGGTCGCGATCCAGCCCCTGCAGGGCGTCATGTTCGGGCCGCCCAACACGCCGCCGTGGACGAACGGCATGAACGCGATCGCGTCGGTGGCGGGATCGAATGTGATCGTCATCCTGGAATATACACAGTAATCGCCATGAAACGCGCCGCCCTCGCTCTGCTGTTCTGCCTGCTCGCGTTTGCGGCATTTGCGCAGAGCGCGGTGTCGGTCATCGGGCCGATTACCCCGGGCGATTGCGCCCTATGGTCCTCAACTACAGTTCTGAAGGATTGCGGCGGCTCCCCCGCTATTGCTACGACCTATTATGTAGCCTCACCCTGCAACGGAGTCGCCGACGACACCGCGAACGTCGTCGCGACCATGACCGCAGCCGCTGCAACAGGCGGTATAGCGCAACTTCCGGGCAAAGGTGCCAACTGTCTCATAAACGCCTCGGCGGTATCGAATTCTGGCGTCATCCTTCAAGGCGCGGGAATAGCCGGTGCCTCCCCTGGCACTACTACAACCAAGTTTGGCACCACTATCACATGGACCGGAGCCAAGGGAGGGGTGGTCTGGCAGTGCGCCGATCTCGCCGTGGCGTGCGGCATCCGGGATGTACGCATCAATTGCGGTCAGCTAACGCCCGACAGTACCAGCGCCACTGGCGTCCTGATCCAATCAAACCTGACCCCACTGGTTCAGAACGTCGCTGTTGAGAACTGCGGCCAAGCCTTCCAATGGACCGGCACCGTCGCGGGTCTGCTCAAACCCTCCGGTGTCGGTGGAAGCTTCTTCAACTTGCGGGCGCTAAACGTCTACGACTGTTTCAATTTCAACGGTGGCACGCTCAACGTCACTGCGGCAGTAACCGACTTCGACATTTTCAATTCTTTCTGCTGGACCTATTGGGGGCATGGCATTGTTTTTGTTTCTAATCTTGATGATATCAAGTTTCATGGCCTCTACATCCAGGCGGGGGTAAGCGGTAGCGTTGGCATTGTCTACAATCCTGCCGCGCTGGGCAGCTCGCAACCCAACGGGACGACCATCGACGGGCTCACATTCTCCGGCGTGATGGGGGGAAGCTTCGTCACTTGCAACGACTCAGGCGGCGGCAACAACGACAACACGATCAGCGGCGCGTTCATCGGCGGCAGCGGCACGATCACGCCAACCCGCAACGCCGGCTGTTCCTTGCACATATCCGTGCTCGCCACGCTCGGCATTCCGACCGCCGATGGCGGCTCACTTCCGTTTGCCGGCGCGACCAGCGGCAAGACGATACTCCAGCCGCAGGCCGTCGCCTCGGGAACGCTAACGCTGCCCGCAGGCACCGATACGCTCGCCGGCAAGTCTTTGCTGCTCGGGGGCACCAACGCTTCGTTGGCCGCCAGCAACGGCGGCATCGTCTGGTCGAACGCCTCGCAGTTCCAAATTCTCGCCGGCACCGCAACCGCGAATTTCCCGTTGCTCTCCGGTGCGACCGCAACGCCGGCTTGGGCCACGATCACCTACCCGGTAAGCGCGACCTCGGGCGGCGTTGGCTATTTTTCATCGACCACCGCCATGACCTCATCGGGCTTGATGACGCTCAATGGCGTGATGTATGGCGGCGGGGCCGGCAACCCGCCACTGAGCACGGCGCAAGGCGCGGCCAATACGGTATTAACCGCCAATGCCGGGGCGCCCTCGTTCTCGGCGGCGCCGACAATCGGGATTTCGGTCACCTCGCCGCTATTTAACGCCACGACCGGATTTCAGGTTGCGGGTGCCGCCGCCACTGGCAATGTGCTGCGCGGCAACGGCACCAATTTCGTCAGCGCGCAGCTCGCGGCGGGCGACATCGGCAGCGGGCAGGCGCTGACCCAGGTCAGCGACACCAACGTCACGCTGACCTTGGGCGGCTCCCCGTCCACCGCGCTGCTCGCCGCCGCCTCGATCACGGCCGGATGGACCGGGACGCTCGCGGTCTCGCGCGGCGGCATCGGCATCGGCACTCTGGCTGCAAACGGCGTGCTGTACGGCAACGGCACCGGCGCCGTACAGGCGACGGCCTCTGGCCCCGCCAATACGGTGCTCGTAGGTGCCGGTGGCGCTCCGGTCTTCAGCGGCAGCCCGATAGTCACAAATTTGACGGCGACGACGGGAATCGTCATCGGCACTGGAGTTGACAGCGCAACGCAGCCGATCGGCATTGCCGTCGCCGGTGCAACCACACAGTTGGTTGATATCAAGAATAGCGCTGGCGAGGGGCAATATGGCGTCGACAGCGGTGGTGCTGTCTATGCTTGGGCGGTTACGGGTGGCACGATTTTTGGGACGGCTTCTAATCAGCCCGTCAGCTTTTATGCCAACAACACTAAACAAGCGGTTATTTCGGCAGCTGGCGGGCTGTCGGTTGGCAAT